ATTACAGATTGTTGGAGTTTGGTAAGAGATTATTACAAACAGGAAAAAGGTATAACTCTAAAAGACTATGAAAGAACCATTACTCCAGAAGAGTTTATGAAAGATCCTTTGTTTGAAAGCTATGCTTGGCGAACAGGATTTAGAGAACTTAGACCAGATGAAAAGTTACAAACTGGAGATGTTTTACTGATGAGTATTTTAGATTCAACTTTAAATCATGTAGCTATTTTTCTTGGAGATGAGGTATTACATCATTTAACCGATAGACTATCTTGTAGAGAACCATATTCTCCGTGGTTGTTAAAATGTACAGGAAAGAGGTATCGTTATGCTTCGTAAAATAAAATTATATGGAGAACTTGCAAAGTTTGTAGGACATAAAGAATTTGAAGTAAAGGCAGATACTTTAGCTCATGCTGTTAGTTTTTTAATAAACAATTTTGAAGGTGTAGAACAGTATATGAGTCCAAAATATTATCAGGTAAAAGTTGGTAATTATGCTGTTGATAAAGAAGAATTATCTCATCCTATTGGTAAGGAAGATATACATTTTATTCCTGTTATTAGTGGTGCTGGTAGAGGTCTTGGAAAAATATTATTAGGAGCAGCATTAATTGGATTTGTATTTTTATCAGGTGGTGCAAGTTTTAGTTTAAAATCAGGTTTGACTTTTAAAGAAGGACTATTAGGTAGTGCATTTTTAAATAAATCAATAGCTTATGTTGGAGGTTATCTGTTGTTGTCAGGTGTTAGTGAAATGTTATTTCCAGTGCCTAAACCTCCTAGTTTTGAATCAGAAGAAGATCCTAGATTATCATTTAGTTTTAGTGGTACGCAACAGACAGGAAGAGCAGGAACTCCTGTTCCTTTAGTTTACGGAGAGATATTTACTGGTAGTGTTGTAATAAGTGGTGGTATTGATACTGAACAGGTACAAGCATGATTGAAAAAAAACATCTTATTAGAGGTGCGAAAGGTAATGACCCACCCCCATCTCCTCCGCAACCGACTAGAGAACCTGATACTCTTCACAGTAGACAGTTTGCAACTTTTCTTGATCTTGTTTCAGAAGGAGAGATAGAGGGTTTTGCAACAGCATCCAAAGAAGGCAGAACAAAAGGTACAACTGCATATAATAACGCTGCATTAAAAGATGTTTTTCTAAATGACACTCCAGTATTAAGAGCTTCAGCAGATTCTACAAATCCTCAAACTACAGATTTTAACTTTCAAGATGTAAAGTTTACTCCTCGTTTTGGTACTGGTAGTCAGACTAAAATACCTGGAATCGAAAGTAGTGTATCGACAACTTCTGTTGGAGTTACAGTTACCGCAAGTACTCCCGTTACTCGTCAGATAACAAATACGAATGTTGATGCTGTAAGAGTATCTGTTACTTTTCCTCAACTTCAAAGAGCTACGGATGCTGGAGATTTATTAGGTGCAGAGGTTCAACTTAAAATAGCTGTTCAATATAATTCTGGTGGTTTCACTGATGTTATTACTGACACTATTAAAGGTAGAAGTGGAGATGCGTACCAAAAAGATTATCGTGTAGCGATCACTGGTTCTTTTCCTGTTGATATAAGAGTCAGCAGAGTTACAGCAGATAGTACAGATAGTAATTTACGAGACAGTTTTCAGTGGACAAGTTTTGGAGAAATTATTGATGATGCTTCAACTTATCTAAATAGTGCATATAGCTCGATAAGACTAGATTCAATGCAGTTTAGCTCTATTCCTGCTCGTAAATTTAGGATTAGAGGAATAAAGGTAAGGATTCCAGGTGCTGGTGCATCCAGTTCTGGTACGCCAAGTGTCGATTCTGTTACTGGTCGGATTGTGTATCCTGATGGCTATATATTTAATGGAGTCATGGGAGCAGCTACATGGACTTCATGTCCTGCAATGGTATTGCTTGATTTACTTACAAACAGTAGATATGGATTTGGAGATCATATAACAGATAGCACTCTTGATCTTTTCAGTTTTGTAAATGCCAGTAAGTTTGCTAATACTCTTGTTGATGATGGTGCTGGAGGACAGGAAGCTAGATTTAGTTGCAATGTAAATATTCAAAGTCCTAGAGAGGCATTTGATTTAATAAATGATTTATCAGGTGTTATGAGATGTATGCCAATATGGTCTGCTGGAACAATAACTATTACACAAGATAAACCTACAGATCCTAGTTATTTGTTTAATTTATCAAATGTAACTTCAGAAGGTTTTTCATATTCTGGAAGTAGTTTAAAAACTAGACATAGTGTTGTATCTGTTTCTTACTTCAACATGGATAGTCAAGAGGTTGACTTTGAAGTTGTTGAAGATGCCACTTTAAAATCTAAGATAGGAACTGTTGTTAAGCAGGTAAAAGCATTTGCGTGTACTTCTCGTAATCAAGCTCGAAGATTGGGTCGTGCACTTATCTTTGCTGAAAATAATGAGTCTGAGGTGGTTGCATTTTCAACATCAATAGATTCTGGTGCTGTTGTAAGACCTGGTGCGATTATTGAAGTGCAAGATCCAGTAAGAGCAGGAGTAAGAAGAGGTGGAAGGTTAAAAGCGGTCACTTCTACAACTGTTGTTACTGTTGATGATACTAATGCAACAGATCTTCCTACAACTGGAAGTCCGACTTTGGGATTAATATTACCTGATGGAAGCTTTGAAAGTAAGTCTGTCTCATCTATCTCAGGTGGAACAATTACTGTTTCTGAAGCATTTTCACAGACACCAAATGTAAATACTGCTTGGATATTATCTAATACATCTGTAGATGCTCAGTTATTTAGAGTAATAACAGTAGAAGAACAGGATGGTATTAATTATTCAATTACAGCTTTGTCTTATGTTGAGGGCAAATATGCGTTTATTGAAGATGGAACAGCATTACCTACTCGTAATACGTCAAATCTTACTGAATTAAAAGATCCTCCTGCTGGTCTTGCTGCTACTGAACAGATATTTCCTATCAACAACCAAGCTGTATCAAAAATTGTGATTAGTTGGCAACCTATCGTTGGTGTAACGCAGTATCAAGTGAACTACAGATTTGGTAATGACAACTTTGTAAGTGAAAAAGTATCAAGACCTGATTTTGAAATAATGAACAGTAGAAAGGGTACTTATGATATACAAGTATTTTCATATAACGTACTAGATCAGTTATCAGCTACATCTTCAAGTATTCAATTTGAAGCTGTTGGAAAAACAGCATTACCACAGGATGTTACAGGATTATTAGTTGAACCAGTATCAGATCAGTTTATACGACTACGTTTTGATAAAGCTACAGATATAGATGTTACGCACGGTGGAAACGTAGTTGTTCGACATAGTAACCTAACAGATGGAACGGGTACATTCACTAATTCTGTTGATATTATTCCTGCCTTACCAGGAAACGTATCTGAGACATTAGTACCAGCAGTTGATGGGGAGTATATTCTTAAATTTAGAGATGATGGTGGCAGATTAAGTTCTGGAGAAACCTCTGTTGTTGTAACAACACCTGATCCTGTTCCTAAGTTACTTGTATTAGCAGATAGAGAAGATACAGATTCTCCTCCTTTCGCTGGAGATAAGGTTGATTGTTTCTTTTCTGATGATGTTAATGGTCTTGTTCTTGGTTCACTTGTAACAATAGATGATGCTCCAGATTTTGATGCTATTGCTGATTTTGATTTTGTTGGTGCGGTTGATATTACAGGTGGTCATTATGACTTTGCTTCCAAGTTGGATTTAGGCGGTAAACAACCACTTAGATTAAAACGTCATTTTGTTACCCAAGGTTTTTATCCTAATGATTTAATTGATAAAAGATCAGCAAATATTGATACTTGGACAGATTTTGATGCTGCTACTGCATTTGATGTCAACGCAAAACTATTAGTGGCAACAACTGACAGCGATCCAGCTACATCCGATTCAGCAACTTATACACAATCTGGAACGACAATAACAGTAACAAAATCTAGTCATGGATTCAGTGTAGGAACTTTTGTCGATATTGATTTTACAAGTGGTGGTGCAACTGATGGATATTTTGAGGTTCAATCCGTGCCAAGTAGTAGTACTTTCACTGTTACTGCGTCATCTAGTGCAACAATATCAAGTAGCAACTGTAATATCGGAGCAGGATTTACTAAGTTCAACACACTTGCCAACGGAACATTTATTGGTCGAGGATTTAGGTTTAGATGTCAAATGGATTCAGATGACCCTGCACAATCTATTGAAGTGGATCAGTTAGGCTATACAGCAGAACTTGATAGTAGAACTGAAACTGTAAACACAGCTATTGCATCTGGCACGTCAAGTAAAGCAGTCACATTTCAACACGCTTTCTTTACAGGAACATCTGAACTTGGAGGCTCTACTTCTGCTTTCTTGCCTAATATTG